ACCAGCATTCTGGCCTTCATCAAGACCCAGCTCTCCCTAGCGCGCCGACTTACTACGAAGCGTTTCCTGGCGACGCCGCCTGCATTCTGGTTTCCGGCTACACCGACGCCAACGGCTGTTCCAATTCCGGCCAGTACTATAGCCAGTATCAGGCTGATTCGGCTTGGCTGTTCTCCGCCCCAGTTTCTCCCGGTGCGAACTCGCAGACAGTTTCGAGCAGCGGAACGGCGATGCTTTTCGACAATGGGGTAGTGCAGGGCCCTGCCGGGATGCACGCCAGCTTCGAGGAAGTGATTGCCGGCGCGCCGGCGACGGTCTCCATCGTCATTCAGGGCTGCATGCGCGGCGGCACCTGCGAGACCCTCGACACCTATACGACGGTGGCCAATTCGAACCGCGCTCCGACCATCACGAAGGCCTACGACTACTTCAATGTCACGCCCAGTTGGACAGGCGGAACCAATGTCAGCATCACGCTGAACTACGCAAGGTCAAGATGACCATGAACCACATAAAACAAATCTCGCTTCCGAAATCGCTGTTCGCTTTCTCGCTGTTGCTCGCTTTCCTGCCGGGAGTTTTGCACGGCCAGGTCACGCCCGGTCCGACATCGCAGACGACAACCGTCAGCGGGACAACGCTCTACTTCGGGAACGGCGTCGGGAACCGGACGTCGCTCTACCAGACGGTCCCCGGCAGCATGACGGCGACCTTCGAGGAACAATTCGCTGGCGCGCCGGCGACGGTCTCGATCGTCATTCAGGGCTGCATGCGCGGCGGCACCTGCGATTCACTGGACACCTACACGACGGTCGCCAATGCGAACCGCTCGCCCGCGCTCACGAAGGTCTACGACTACTTTGCGGTGACACCCAGCTGGACCGGCGGGACCAGCGTCAGCGTGCAGGTGAACTACAGCACGGCTCTGGCCGGGGGAAGCAGCGGCGGATCGGGCACGATCACGGGAGTCACGGCAGGTAATGGGCTCAACGGCGGCGGGACCTCCGGCGGGGTCACACTGAATGTGGGCGGGACGCTGCCGAGCGGCACCTCTCTCTCTCCCGCGAACTTAGGTCAGAGTGCATCCAATCAATTCTGGCTCGCTCCGGCTATGCCCACGTTTACCGGATCGGACAGTGCGTCAGGCGGGAGCCTGAATTGTCTCGCTCCCCACTACATGCAGATCGTATTTAATAACGCACTTGGCTCCACTCTGCCAGCGCTTGAGGAACTCAACAGCAATTCGACTTATTTTTCGCCACACAACTGCACGTCAGGTTCTACTGGTTCGATCACGATCAATCCAATTACTGCGCCCTCGGGCTATACCTCGTGGACGCTGTACGAAGGAACCGGTAGCGGTGGGGAGCAGATCGTCGCGGCCTGTACCAATATCACTTCCGGATCGGGTTGTACTTTTGGCGTGGATGGCTCCGGCTCGGCTCCGCCCACGATCAACACTGCAATCATCACGCCGCCTGGACTGACGGCCACCGAGTGTCCGCCGGGAATTCTTCCCTCGATGTTCGAACCCGATAACACGGCTGGCATTTATCACACCTGGCTTGGAGTTGACCCTTATAGCAACAATGGGCGCACCAACGGCACCCCAGTTTTTTGCCACAGTACCCGCTTCAACGATATGAAGCAGGAGCCGACCTTTGGGAATAATGCCTTTGTGCTGGTGGATCACATGTTCGGAACGAACACTTCTACCAGCAATCAAGATCGGTCGCTTTGGGTAGGGGCGGCGACGGTAACCGGGGACACTGGTTCACACTATGCCTTGGAAGGAATTCAGTCTGAACTGGATATTAACTCTGGCTCTGGGTTCAGTATTACCGGAAGCGTATCCGGCGAAATCAGTGACGGTTCTTTTAACGTCACGGACAACGCAACCGCCAATTACACCTTAGCTGGTTCCACGATGGGTGTAAATTCGGTGCGTGGTTCGATCTTCAAAAATGGGGCAGGAGCGAATAGCAGTCTTGATCCTAACTACCAGGTGTTCTCGGCATGGTTCAGCGCGGTCAATCCTACTTTCCCCGCAGGTTCGGTTGCTGCCTCAGTCAATAGCGTGTCCGTTGGAGCAGCTCCTAATTTGAACTTCAGCGGTTTTCTGCATACCTACAACGCCAATCCCCTTGCTTATCAGGTAGCTTTCGCGACACGTGCAACCGTGACACCGGGCGGGTCGAACAACTATTTCCTAGTGAATGGCGTTCCCACGCTGCCCTCGATGCTGAACGGCCCCGTCAGTCTGTCCGAAATTGATACCAATACGGTCGCCTCACTCTCAGTCAAAGCTTCGATGAATACCTCGGGATCGCAGACCGTGAGTCAGCCAACGATTACTGCTCCCAATTCGGTGAGCTGCTCGGGCGGAGCGAGTACGTATGGTTATGAATTCGTCGGAGTGGATGGCAATGGAGGGACAGTCACCAGCACTCAGACGCAATGCACTACAGGTGTAAATCCGCTAACGTCGGGCAATCCCGCAACCGTAAACGCGGCAGGATTTGTAGGAATGAATGTAGCCTCTTTCGTGCGGATTGATGTCTACCGCACCGCTGGCCCGATGGCAACAGGGAAAATAGGGTCACTTACGTGTACGACCCCCACCGCTGTGGCGACCATCGTCTGTAGTGCATTTTCCGATACGGGTCTCTCCGCCACTACCGCGGTGCCTACGGTGAATACAACCGGGACACTCACTGCAGCAGGCATGGAGCGCGATGCGAATTCCTGTCGGATCACGGCAGATGTAAGTTTGACCGTCAACACGCCGAATTCTTTCTGTTCGTGGAATCTCCCGCCGGTAGCGCAAGGATGGAGCTTCGAATGCGATGTGCTCTGGGCTCTCACCGCAGGCACAGGCACAAACAACTTTGCGCTGGGCGTAAATGCTTCCCAGGCGCCGACCGGAACCACCAATGCGTTGGCGACGATCTACACCACAACCTCGAATACCGCGACGAACGGCTCCGCTGCCATTAGCGCATCTGGGGCGACCAACGTCCTGACGGGAGCCACCTACACGCCAGCGGCTACGGTGCTGCCATCGAGAATCACTGGAACGCTTTTAGCGAGCGCCACGCCGGGGACTTTTGCAGTTACTGCCGCGGCAAATGGTACAACTGCGACGGCAGCGGTCAAGGCCGGGACCATGTGCCGAATTTATTAACATGCGCGGCGGAGACCTCGGCGCGCTAGTGACATTGGAATGCTTCTTCCCGGCCTCTATTCGCTGTTGACTGCATCCCCCGCGGCCGCGGCCGTGCAGACAGCACTATCGCAACCGCCGGCGGATAACGTCTTCTTCAACTTCGCGGCCAAGGGTACGCGGCGTCCATTTCTGATCCTCAACCTGGTCGGCGGTCCGCCGGCGTCGGGATCGCTCGACGGCATCACCGCACTAATTGAAGGCGAGATCCAGTTTGACAGTTACGGCGATACCCCCCAGGACGCACGCAAGCTCTCGCGGGCCCTGCGCGACTTTTTGCTTAACACGTTCAACGCCGGCGCTCTTCCCGACGGAACCACCATCCAGTTCGTCGACGTCACCATGGATCACGACGAGCCTTACGAAGAAGGCGGGTCGGGCTATCTCTACCGCACGCTGCTGCGCCTAAAAGCCTTTTACACCGAAGCCTCATGACCAACGCCCGGCCAGGCTACGGCTCGAAGTTCTTCATGTCGAGCGATAACGTGCACTTCACTCCGGTGGCGCAGCTGAAAAGTTTCATTCCGCAGGGATCGCGGCAGACTGTCGTCGACCAGACCAATGTGCTCACACCCGACAGTTTCTCGCGGCCACTGGCGGTTCGCATCGACTCCGGCGATATCGACCTGGTCGGAATTCTGGATCCGGCCAACACCGGGATCCTGCAGCTCGGGACAGCGCATGCCAGCCTAGCGCTCTATTTCTTTCAGATCGTGCTGACCGATGGCACCGAGTACACGTTTCAAGGCCTGGTGATCGAATACGTGCCCTTCACCGTGACTTACAACAAGGCCATGGGCTTCAGCGCGAAGATCCGCATCTCGGGCGCCCTCACCGGTCCCGCCGGCACCGCTTAGAAAAAAACACTTCCCGACACAACTTCCGAAGGAGACACTCTCATGCAACTCGCTCTGCTGTTTGTCACCATGTTTCATCCCTTGACGGTGATCGCATTGCTTGCGATCGCTGCGATCGCCGCACACGCCAAAGCCATTCTCGGCTGGATCCTGACGGCCCTGGCTTCGGGCGCGCTCTTTGGTACCACCATCGCCTATCCCGGATACGGTTCGAAGCTTGCCTCCGGAGGCACGACCGGAGCCAGCTATACCAACATCGCGCAGCTGAAGAAGTTTAACTTCTCGGGGCTGAAGGCCGAGTTCGACGACATCACCAACCTGGACTCGCCCTCGATCTTCAAAGAGTGGATGAAGACCATCGTCGACGGCGACACCGTGCAGTTTGACGGGGTCATGAATCCCGCCGACGCGACGACGCAGGCGCTGCTCACCAACATCGCCACCGCCGGAGCGTCTGCACTGTTTTTCTGGAAAATCACGCTGACCAACGGCTCGACGCTCATTTTCACCGGATACGTCCAGGACTTCAAATTCGGCGCCGAGTACAACAAGGCCATCACGTTCTCCGGTGCCATCAAGATCGTCGGCAACGTCACGGCCACCTGGTAAGCAAGAAAAGTTGGTAAGCGAGGGAATGGAAATGTCGGAGACTTTGCTTCGTCCGCAGCCCGTCGAACTCTCGATCGCCGGCCAGGCCTGCAAGCTGTCCTACGGCATGCATGCGGTCGTGCT